TGTCATCTCTTTAGTAGGAATGTTCACTACGGGAATTCAAATGGTGCGAAAATGAGAATCAAAATTCAAGTATGTAAAATGGTAGAGCAGGATAACTACGAAAAGGGATGCATCGGAAAATCGTCGTATTTTAGTGTCATTGATACACACGATGTGAATACGCTCAACGAAGCATATATTTGGTGTACCTCTAGTTTCGGATCGGCGGCTATTTTCGACAATCGTTTCGAAATTCAGCGTATGGAAAATGACGAGGGGTATACTCCGTCAAGCCACGAAATGACCGATTTTAAAGATGGAAAAATTGACCTTTGGGCGGCTACTTATAGTTGCTATCTTTCGAAAGTAGAAGAGACTAAAATAACGAATCTCGATCTTATCGCCGCATTCCCTGAATTGGAGCAGTTATGAGCACCACGTATAAAGTAAAATGTGATTCGTGCAATGCATGTGCGATTAACGGGAATGCTTGTCACGAATCGGGATGCACGGGAATTATGCAATATGTTTCGCCGCGCGGAAAAATATTCCATCGGTATAAAGTTTATTCCCTTGATGTATGGGGAAATGCACATGACGGATTCGAAGTGAATGATAGACAGCAATGCGGATTGATTTATATTCCCGATTCGTTAGACGATAAGGATATTATTCGGGCATTGAAAAATTCGGATCTCTTGAATAAAAAATGCCGTTTCGCTTCTTTTCGAATTGGCGGAGATTCGCGTTCCCTCATGGTGGACGCCGCGCGAAATAATGAGCCAATTTATCAATTAGAAGCGCTCTAAACTCTACTCCCCATACATATAAATGTCGATTAGTCCAAGGAATTCTATACCCTTAGATTAATCGGCATTTTTTGCTGATATTAATACACGACTAGTTTATCCTGGAGATACTTGAAAAATCTCACAGATAAACAGCGCATTTTTATATCGGAATACGCCAAAACTCAAAATGCTACGGATTCGGCTCTAAAAGCAGGGTATTCCGTCGATACAGCACGCATGACGGGTTTTAAACTTCTCGAAAACCCCCGTATTCAAGCTAAAATTATTCAAGCAGCCCCAGCAGACCAAAGCCCCGTCGCCTGTAGTATTCCGGACGTTATCGGTCGAATCGCTCGCATCGCCCTCAAGGATCGCGGCGCGAAACGCTCCGAAATTCTGAAAGCTTGCGAGCTTCTAGGCAAGTACTTCAAGCTATGGAATGATAGCGCCGATCATAGTACGCACATCAATGCCCCTCAAGTGACGCTGGTACTACCTGCTAATGGTAGCGAAGCCGCGTCAATCGAAACAACCAGTAAACAAGTTATCGACGGTAGCACGGTAAACGGCGAGGGGTTACCGGGAGCTATCGGCGATACTTCTGCTATGGACACCCTAGAAATGGGTCCCATCAAAAACTCAAATCAATCAAACGCCAACACAGATGAAAATTTTAAAATTTTTTCCGAAAAAGATTCTTCACAAATTTTTTTAGAGAAAAAAATGGCCGAGCTTGAGGCAAAGCGGGCTGCGAAGATACCGGAGAAAAGGAAACGCGGTCGCCCTAAAAAGATTATTGTGGCTACCGAGGAAGAGCAAGAGGACTTTCTCTGATGGCGTATCAGGCGGCGAAGGGTTCAGCGAAATCCGCGCAAAAAATCGAATTCAAGCCCCAACCGGGACCCCAAACGCAATTTCTGGCATCTACTGCGGATATCGTAATTTACGGCGGGGCAGCAGGCGGGGGCAAAAGCTATGGTCTGTTACTCGATACTCTCAGGCATTACCAAAATCCCCTTTTTGGTGGTGTGATTTTCCGGCGCACTTCCGTCCAGGTCAGAAATGAGGGCGGCTTGTGGGATCAATCCATGACCATCTACCCCCATTTCAAGGCGAAACCCCGGGAGGCTTTTCTCGATTGGAAGTTTCCGGGCGGAATGACCGTAGGATTCGCGCACATCGAACACGAAAAAGACGTTCTCAATTGGCAAGGGGCTCAGATCCCTTGGATCGGATGGGACGAACTCACCCATTTCTCTGAGGGAATGTTTTTTTACATGCTTTCGCGTAACCGTTCGGCCTCAGGCGTGAAACCCCGTATTCGGGCAACATGTAACCCGGACCCCGACTCTTGGGTTAAAACTTTTATTTCATGGTGGTTAGATGACGAGGGCGCATATCCCCTGCCTGAGCGCTCAGGCAAAATCAGATATTTCATCAGGCTCAACGAGCAAATCCATTGGGCGGATACCGCCGAGGAATTGAAACACCAGTTTGGGCAAGGCCCCGAGATTGCGCCGAAGTCAGTGACGTTCATTTCTGCAAAATTGGAAGACAACAAAATTCTCATGCATATGGACCCGGCCTATCTCGGTAACCTACTTGCCATGAACCGAGTTGACCGGCTTCGCTTGCGCGAGGGGAATTGGAACGTCAGGGCCGCAGCCGGAATGATCTTCCAACGTCAATGGTTCCCCCTGGTGGACCAAATCCCGGGCGGCTGGATTCGGGTTTGCCGTTTTTGGGACAGAGCTGCAACACAGCCCAACGAAGTCAACCGAGACCCCGATTGGACGAGAGGAATTCTTCTCTACAAATACCCAGACGGAACGTACTGCGTGGCCGATTTGAAAAGCCTTCGCGATACACCCTTCAAAGTGGAAATGCTCGTCAAACAAGTTGCCCAACATGACGGCCATTCGATCACCATCAAGACTCAGCAAGATCCCGGTTCGGCAGGTGTCGCTGAAGCAGAAAACTTTGTCAAGATGCTGGCCGGCTATGACGTCCGAACCGAAGTCATGCAGAAAGACAAACTGACGCGGGCAAAACCTGCCAGTGCGCAATGTGAATGGGGCAACGTGAAGGTACTTCGCGCTCCCTGGAATGACGCGTTTTTCAGTGAATTGGAGAACTTTCCAGATTCGGCCCATGACGATATTTGTGACGTTTTCTCCGGGGCATTCAACGAGTTATCTGGCGGCCTCTCTACCGCAGATGTACTATAAGAAATAAAAGGATACATATGGCAAAAGGCAAAATCATTCGCAGGATCACGAACGCGCCAAGTAGCGGCGGAACGGAAAGGCCCGAACAAATTCAAAACGGTTTGGGAGAAGCTATCGGACTTCAGCAAAGTCCCTTCCCCTTTGGTGGAACAGGATTTGGAAATTACGGCCCCCCGGGTATGGGATCGGCTGATGAGTCAGTTTCGGATACCACAACTCTCTTCACCAATCTGAGATGGTATCTTGTCTCGAATTTTCGTCAATTGCTCACAGAGCTTTATGTCGAAATCGGCCTCGTCAAAACAATCGTGGATGTGCCGGTTGACGACGGTTTGCGCGGAGGCGTGGACATCAAGACTTCGCAGCTCTCGCCCGAACAGATTAAGGAATTGAAAGCGAGCGTTGACCGCGATGACGATATCAACACCATCGGTTACGGCGCGAAGTGGAACAGGCTTTTTGGTGGAGCAGGAATCTTGATCCTGGTGGGCGATCAAGATCCCGAGACCCCGCTCGACATTGAGGCGCTTTCGAAAGAAGAAACTCTTCAATTTCGCGCGGTCGATATGTGGGAGCTTTTTTGGGACAAGCAAAATACCGAAGGCTACGATCCCGAGATTCAAACCGAGAGTTTTGAATTTTACGATTACTACGCTGAACGAGTTCACAAATCGCGCGTCATGCGAATGAAAGGCCCGATCGCCCCTTCGTTCATCAGACCGCGCCTGCGTGGATGGGGTTTTTCAGTTGTCGAAAATTTGGTGCGCTCCATCAACCAATATCTGAAAGCAACCGATCTTTCCTTCGAGGTGCTGGATGAATTCAAGATCGATGTCTACAAAATTAAAAACTTGGTCAATACACTTCTCTCGCCAAACGGAACTAATAAAATCCGTGAGCGAGTTCAAATGGCAAACCTCCAAAAGAACTACCAACACGCGGTGGTCATGGACTCCGAGGATGATTGGGATCATAAGCAACTCTCGTTTGCGGGTCTTGCTGAGGCGCAAGCGGGTATCAGGAAGCAAGTATGTACTGACCTTAGAATGCCCGCCACAAAGCTCTTCGGGAGTAGTGAAGCAACGGGTTTGGGTAATGCAGACCAGAACGACATGGAAAATTACAATTCTATGGTCGAGGGTGAAGTTAGGAACAAAATAAAATATGACATTCTCAGGTTATTGGAGCTTAAGTGCCAATGGTTGTTTGGTATGGTTCCAACCGATCTCGAAATTGAATTCAAACCGCTTCGTATTTTGTCAGCGGTGGATGAAGAAACCGTCAAGACGCAAAAATTTCAAAGGCTTGCCGCCGCGAAAGCCGCTGGTGATATATCCACTGAGGAATACAGGCACGCAGCTAATAAAGGACATCTCTTTGACGTGGAACTGGATGTAAGCCCCGGCGCGATCATGGCAGCGGAGCTTGACGCGAAAGACGTGGCTTTAGAGGGCGACCACGAAGCGGGAGACACCAAAGACACGGCTGACCCGGGTGCTAATCGCGAAGACTCACGCTCGCCCACGGCAATGAAGGAACTCAGTTCTGTAACGCTTGAAGGAAAAACTCGTTCGACACTTGAGGGAACGTCTCATGAAAAAGGGGCGATGAATCCAAACAAGATCGCGGAGGCTGAGAAGGGAAAACGAGATACCGACCGTGAAGGTTTCCCGGTGAACGACGAACCCAAGAACAAAACCAAACCCAACAAAGCCCGCACTCTCGGAGCACCAAAACATGAAGGACACTGAGAAGCAAGATGATGAAAAGGGCTGTCTGCACATGGCAATCAAAGCCAATGGTGGAATCATCATAGAAACTGCGGACGGTCCAATTGAAATCGATTTTATAAATACTTGT